GTAGCCCGTTTTAGGACATGAAAGAGAACCTGGGTTTCTTCATTGCCCCTGATGGGTAGGATGTGTCAGGATAAATCTCCTCAATTTCATCATCGTCATCCAATTTATCGTCTACCTTCACGGCGGCGATTTCGATCTCAATGTCCTCTTCAGGAGCATCGTCTTCGTCTGCCTCAACAACCTCTTCAGGTTCTTCAGCACCTTCCTCACTTGCGTATTGAATTAGGCCCATGTCATACATTCCCATTAGGCCCATCTCGGCCTCGGCTTGCATGTCCATGATACTTTTAAGGCCGTGCCATTTTACAACATTGGCAGGCAGAACGTATTCGCCTTCACTAATCATAGCTTCAATGTCATCGGCTACATTTTCTGCACTGGAACCCAGTGGGATATCGTTGCCGGAATAACTGTCTGACATCATGCCATCGCCACAAGCCATACCGCCGTGGGACATCTCAATGATCTCATCATCATCCATAGCTTTCTGGATAGCTTCACCAGAAGCTTCTTCATATTTACTCAACTTGCCATCACCGTCTTTGTCGGCTTTTTTGCGGTCTAATTGAAATTTCTGTTTAGCCATATCCAAGCCCTCTGTTGTGGTGATACCTTTATTGGCAGTCGCAAAACCGCCCAGCGCATACTCGTTTTCTGCAAGTTGGGTACTTGAATCGTCTTCCCCAAAAACTCGGACGTATTCTTCGTACTGCATATGCGCCTTATGATCTTCAAATTCTTGTTGCTGACTTTCAGCTAAAAGCCTTTCTTGTTCCGCAAAATATTCAGGAGAAGGGCGTTCTTTAGGGCGCTCACTTGTAGCCACGGCTAGAGGAGATGGCCCAGTGTCTTCTTTTGGTATGACTTCCCACATGGGAGCGCCGTCAGGAAAAGTCTCTCCTGTTAAGCGTAGACCCGTTCCAGGGCCGTCCTCCATAGTAGTCCCCTCTGCCATCCCCAGATAGATAGGGTCCATAAGGGCAGAATCTTCTGGGACAGTAATTTCGACATCTTCATTTCTAAATGTAAAATCTAAAAGTTCTTGCGCTTCTTCAGCAGATGTTGTGTCAGTAAACTTTTTGTGGATTTCAGTATCAAAAGCTTCCAACTCAGACACAGCGTCAGGCCCACTGCGTGTAGGCCAATCAACACCACTATTTTTGGAAAATCTCTTTGCTGTTTCATCATCAACAAGCTCACCATCCCATATTGTAGGGATTAATGTCTCTACTCCATCAATCTCAACAATTATTGTACGGACTGTAGCAAGTTCACCGTTATCCAAACGCTTTGATTTACCATTAGCAATATTTCTATAATGATGCTCTGTAATTGGATCCATCATTTAGCTCCCTTAATTATTTCATCACGGAGCGTCTTAAACCTACGCAACTCAGCAATAGAACCCTGGACCTTTGAGATTTCGTGGTGGTCCTTTAAGGTTTCCATTTGTCGGTGGTGAAGAGAAATCTTTGCTGCAACATACTCATGCAAAATATCCATGTACTTTTTGTCGTTCACCAGTGGGAGTAGGGAACGGTATAACTCTTTATCCATTATTGCGGTGGACCTTGTGGGGCAGGGGGTGCGCCTGGTGGTGCTGGTTCGTTGCCGCCGTTATCGCCGCCGCCTGCACCTGTGAAGCCTTGCTCACCGGGGCCTGGTGGTGCGCCTGGAGCCGCTGGTCCTGTACTAGCGTCTTGTGGACCTTGTGGTGGCGCAGCCTGTGGTGGCTGTGGTGGGAGCAATGCCTGAATCTCAGCCATCATCTTAGCTTGTATGATTGCTTCTCTTTGATCATTCATAATCTTATCTTCATCAAGATCCATTGAGGCAGCTAGTTCTCTTAGAACGTAGTCGTATTTTACAAACGGAGCCATCTGAGGATTTTGGGTCATCTGCATAAACTGCAGTAAGCGTTGGCTACGGATCTCATTCCGCATCAAGCTTTCCGTACCACGAGATTTTACTTCGAGGTCACCGTTAGCAAACTCCTCGTTGAATAAGAATTGCATATTAAATGCAAATAGGGCTTGGCCTAGTGGAGACAGTAAATAGTCATCTACATTTCGTACTACGGTTTTAATGCCTTGGGCTGCTGCGCCCATAAGCATAGACATACCTGAAGCTGTACGACCTACGCCGGTAACTCCGGTCTGACCATGTGAGAAGGAAGGAATGCCAGTACTCTCATCAGAAAGCTGACGTGCCTTATCAAACATTTGTAATAGTTCATTAGAGACATTCGGAAACTTAGTACCGTGAATAGCAGAACCTGGGCCAGGACCACCTTGGCGGCGGAACACTTTACCAGGATAAACAGACAGGTCTTGCCCAGGCACTAAGTTTGTCTCGTCAATCTCAATAAGAAGGTTGCCAGAGAGAGCGGCATTGTCCACACTCATTCTCATAAAACCGTTCATTAACAACTGGGTATCCATCATGTTCTCAGCCACACCAATGCCAAAAAGGCCGTAGGGGTTAAGCTCATAAGGCACTGCACAGTACGGAATACGGGTAGGTGTGAAAGGATTAAGAACTAGACGCAGGATTTGGCCGTTACAGATCCAAGCATTAACCTCAATCTGGTCAAGGTCTTTTAATTCTTTAGGAATATCTACTTCAGCAGCATCCGCTAACGCAGAATCCAGTATTCCCCAGTACTCTAGTACCTCATATCGCTCAATAGTGCCTGTTTGGGTGTGATCTTCTAGTGCATCTTCCCAATACTCACGAGCATAGTCAGGGCCAAATTCAACCGCTAATTCGATGCTTTCGTCCCTAAAATGGGGTCTTTTCTTTAAATTACGCAGTTGTGTACGGCTTAAACGGTGTCTTTGTATGGTAAACTCAGCATCATCCATAGATCTAGCATCTGGGTCTGGGTACATGTCCCATATACTGACGTATTCAAGCTTTGGGATGGTTTCAAACAGAGGATCGTAGTTACCTTCTGCGTCCCAGCGAGGATATTCCTTATCCTGGGCGAATGGCCCCTTAATAATACCTGTACCAAACAAGGCGCACTCAAATGCTGCGGATCGAAGGTGCTTATCAGCGTTGGTTTGCTCCAACTGGTCGTGCATCTTCTTTTCCATAAGCTGTGCTGCACGTTTAGCAGGCTCATAGGTGATGGAACCAGGGTTTGTACCCGCACCAGCCTCTAGATCGTCCTTAATAGGCTCTAACCTGTCTTTATACAGGCCAAGCTCTTTAGCGATATCAGGACGTACAATATTACGGGGTACTTTATAGTCCACACCCGTCTGTTCTTTAACTTTTTCTTCAGTAAGGCCGTTTGGATCAAAGCTTACGTTATCTGCCACGTTATTAGGGTAGCGCCGTGCCTCAACACCAATCGGAAACTTAGCTCCAGCAAACAATACGTCAGTCATCTGGGCATATGCAGCCAAAACCTTAGTCTTTGTGATCTTAACGAATGCCTGGGACTTCTCAGTGTCAGTAAATTGTACTTCAGGGCCGTATATACCACGATAATTGCGGTAAGCGCCTAGCCAGCGGGTTTCTTCGTTTAAACGGTGATCTTTGGAACGCCTATACTGTCCAAGAACGTAAGCAGATAGTCCAGCATACTCATTATTCTCCTGTTCAACATCACCGTCTTCATCTAGCGCAATCACATTTGATGCTTCAGCAGAGTCTTCAGGGTCGAAACCAGTAGGTTTGTCCATTAATGCCATATTTTAATATCCAAAAGTTGAATCTGCAGGTTGCCAACGCTGTTGTGGGACGCCTCTACCCCGATCAAAGGGCGAAAACGCACGAGGGCGGCTTGATACGCCGTAGCGCAGGCTGTCGTAGGTGTGGTCAGATGCATATCTTTGATCAATATCGTCAGTGCCTTTCGGGCAGGAAGGTATAACAGGAAGATCCGATATGATCTGTCGGCAAGTATCGAAGAAAACGATCCCCGGCATATCCGTATCCTCATCTACCTTCAGTCTTTGGTGGACTTGGTTCTTACCGGCTACCCGTGAGCCAGAAGATCGATCACTAGGACGCCACTTGCAGCCCATGATGATCATCTCTTCTGCTATGCTGGGGCCGATCTGCCCTCGTTGATGCCAACAAGAACTGTCTAGTATCCCAAACTTAATACTATCGCCTTCTTCCGCATCTAGTACCGCACGACCAAGGTCTTTGCCGGTGTGCTTAGATACATATAACTCACGGTAGACGATGAGTGTCTCATAAGCAGGATCTATGGCGTACCAGTGTACCGCAGAGTAAGAGCTATACCCATAGTCGGCTGATCTAAACTTCACCCAGCCAGCAGGTATATCAAAAGGCTCCACAACATGTACCGAAGGCTTAAACTCTGAGAAGGCTGCACCTTCTGCGACACTCCAATCACCGTCTAGTAGCTGTCGGCGCTGGGCCTCTGGTAAGGATAGAAGGTTGGCTTCGTATTGCCCGTCATCATGTAGGTACGGATTATCTTTAAGAGTTGCAGGGATAAACCTACGGCTGAATAAAGACTGCCCTGCCTTCTCGTGCTTATCAGGATATCTTAGAACCTCACCCGTTTCGATGTCTGTAGCTTCAAAAGCCTTGCCTGGTGGGGCAGGGTCAATAAAAGCCTTACGGACCCAAGCGTGTCCTGGTCCACCAGGGTTAGATGTTGCCCGAAGAAATATAGGTAGGTCGGGATCAGTGGTACGAAGTCTTGATCTAAGATATTGCCAAGAGAAGGGAGTGGCATACTGGGTTAACTCATCGATAGCTATGTAGCTAAACGACTGACCCTGGTATCGCATCACATCATCGTCACGCTCTAGGTAGGTCATCCATAATCTGGCCCCTGACGGGAATATCCACTGGCTTTTCTTCTCCTGCCATTTCGCTCCTGGGTACGCTTTCGGATAGAGTTCCTGTGATTTGAAAACCAATTCCCGCAGTTCATCGTTTGTGCGGCGAAGGATGAGTCCACTGAATGCAGCATTTGAAAAATAGCGCAGGGGATCTGCAAGTAGCGCAAAGCTTTTTCCTGATCCCGCACTTCCACCGTATAGCACTTCTCTTTC